TGTGAAAAAATCGCATTAAAAGAAGAATGGGCAAAGCATCTTGTTTATTGCGATATTGATACTTTTGCTATTACAGAGGACGGCGGTTTAATACTTTTGGATGATTGTGGAAATTGTGCGCTCTGTCCTGCTGATAGATTTACTGTCGTATGGGAGAGTGACGAATGAAAACATATCAGGATTTGCTTGAAATTGGCGAAAACGAACGCGACCGTATGGAGTTTTTGATGGATGCAATCCGGGAGCATAAGGGGAGCGAACTGTATAAGACTGCTTATGATGCGGAATTGTACTACAAGCACCAAAACCCCACGATTATGCGGTTCCAGAAGTGGGTATACAATATGTACGGCCAGAAAGTGCCGGACATTTGGTCTCCAAATAACAAAATCGCGTCAAACTGGTATAACTACTTTACCACTCAGGCGGTTTCGTATCTGCTGGGCAATGGTGTAACACTAAAGAAAGAATCCAATAAGGACAAACTTGGCAAGGATTTTGACAAAAAGGTGCAGGATATCGCCACCCACGCGAAAAACGGCGGTGTTGCATTTGGTTTCTGGAACCTTGACCACCTTGAATGTTTCGATTTGACCGAGTTTGTGCCTCTGTATGATGAGGATGACGGCGGTTTAAAGGCTGGTATTCGTTTTTGGCAGATTGATGATAGCAAGCCGCTCCGTGCTACCTTGTACGAGATGGACGGTTATACGGACTACATCAAGCGCAAGGGCGAAGATGTGGCTATCTTGCATGACAAGAGGGCATACACACAGATTGTCAGAAAGAACGATATTGAAGGCGAGACAATTCTTGACGGTGCGCCTCCTGCTGGCTTCCCGATTGTGCCTTTGTGGAACGTCAACCGGCAGAGTGATCTTGTCGGCAACCGTGGAACCATTGATGCTTACGATTTGATGGTTTCCGGCCTGATTAACAATGTCAGTGACGGAGAGTTTATATACTGGATTCTGAAAAACTGCGGTGGTATGAGCGAACTGGAAGATGCAAAGTTCATCGAGCAGTTGAAACTCACACATGTTGCTCACGCTAACGGTGACGATGATGGGTCAAGTGTTGAAGCCCACAATGTCAATGTTGAGTTTCAGGCCACGGCAGAGGCCATTGACAGGCTCACAAATCAGTTGTACACCGATTTTATGGCGCTCAAGGTGCAAGATGTATCTGCCGGTTCTGTTACCGCTACGCAGATTCAGGCAGCTTATGAGCCTATCAATCAAAAGACTGACCAGTTTGAATATCAGGTTACGGAGTTCATCAACGGCATTCTCGCTCTGGCTGGAATTGAGGACGAACCGACATATACCCGTTCACAGATGTCAAACCAGTCTGAGACGCTTGAAATGGTTCTCCAGGCGGCTGAATATCTGGACGATGAATATGTCACCACAAAGATTTTGACGCTTCTTGGGGACGCTGACAAGGCGCAGGAAGTGCTTAAACGCAAGGATGCGGAAGCGGCTGACAGATACAAACAGATGGAAGCGGAACTTGAAGATTTGAAGAATCAGCAGGAGGTGAACGATGATGCTGACGCTGAATGATGGACGGGCTGAACTTTGGCAGTGGGACACCGGGCGGACTTTGGCTGTTGACGCTGATTGCTCACAGGTGCATTTCAGCAACAAGGTTTTCGGGCGTTCGATTGATGTTGATGTTGTTGGAGGAGCGGCTATCATCCCGGACGTTCTGTTGCAGACCGATAAAGATTTGAATGTCTGGGCTTTTGTTGGAACGGCTGAGAATGGTTATACCAAAATCAGCAAAACATTCAAGGTTAATCGGAGAAACAAACCCGCCGATTATGTGTTTACGCCTACAGATCAGACAACGCTTGCAGAATTGGTTGAGCGGCTCGACAGAATCGAAGAAACGCAAGACCCTGACGCAATCAAAAACGTCGTTGATGATTATCTCAAGCAAAATCCGGTTGAAGTGCCTGTACAATCAGTCAATGGGCGGACTGGTGCAGTTGAGTTAACCGCAGAAGATGTGGGAGCAATTGCTGTTGAAACAGACCCCACAGTTCCGGAATGGGCAAAGCAGCCACAGAAACCCACCTATACAGCCAATGAAGTAGGGGCAATCGCTGAAGCAGAATTGCAGACAGCTATCAATACCGCGCTGGCACAGGCCAAAGCAAGCGGCGAATTTGACGGCGCAGACGGTGCGCCCGGCAAAAATGGCACATCCGCAACGCATAGTTGGAATGGCACTGTTCTGACCATCACTTCGGCAAGCGGCATTTCTTCCGCTGACCTTAAAGGAGAAAAAGGTGATAATGGCGAACAAGGCTTGCGGGGTCTGCAAGGTGAACGAGGCATTCAAGGGGAAAAAGGTGACAAGGGCGACCCCGGCACAAAGGGTGACAAAGGCGACAATGGCGCGGACGGCAAATCCGCCTATGCCTACGCCGTGGAGGGCGGCTACACCGGCACGGAGTCGGAGTTTGCCGCAAAGCTTGCAGCGGAGAAATTCGCCAACCCCAACGCCCTGACAATTACCGGGGCAGTCTCCGCAACCTATGACGGCTCTGCTCCGGTGAGTGTGGAGATACCGAGTGGCGGCGGAGGTGGTTCTGGCGGAGGAAAAGCAGAACTTCCAAACTGGCGCCTTATAAAAACGATCTCTTTTTCTGCCGACATTGCATACGTTGAATTTGATACAGATGACAATGGTAATACCTTTTCTCTCAAAGAAATAATGCTTGCCGGATCTGTACCGGCATATTCTGGCTATATTTACATGAAACCTAAACCGACTGGGTATCAAAACACGACATGGCCAACGGCAGCAAAAGATCTCCGATGGTGGGCGGCATCAGTAAGCGGGAAACTCAAAACGATGCTGGCAGTTTCAAACGCATCGGCTATTTGGCCGGTAGATAAAGATCCGGTGTGCGAGAATGATACCATAAGCCGCCTGGTTATCGGGGCATCTGGCGGTTTTACGGCCGATGGCACTATGTACGTATATGGGAGGTGAGCGTATGTATAAACTTGTCAATGGAGAAAAAATGGAGATGACCGCAGAAGAAATCGCGGCAATAGAAGCAGAAGCCGCAAAATTTGAAGCCTACGAGCGTACACGCCCGCTGACGATTGAGGAGGTCAGCCGGATGATTATCGCCCAGCAGATCAACACCATCTCTGTGGACGATAACACCGCACTGCGGATGAAGGAATTTTATCCGGAGTGGGCGGCGGGCGTGGACTACACCGCAGGCTATAAGGTGCAGCACGGCGGCAAGCTGTGGCGATGCTTACAGGACCATACGTCTCAGGATGGGTGGGAGCCGAATAGCGCCCCGTCATTGTGGGCCAAGGTGCTTATCCCGGACGAGACTGTTGTCCCTGAGTGGGAGCAGCCGGACAGCACGAACCCGTACAGCGCAGGTGATAAGGTCATGCACAACGGCAAAACGTGGGTTTCTGACGTTGACAATAACGTCTGGGAGCCTGGCGTATATGGATGGTCTGAAGTGAGCGAATAGTTAACTTTCTGAGCCGATTGTGAACCAACACCCCACGATCTGGTGGGGCTGTATGTGGAGAAAGGAGCATAAACAGAGGAGGCATTATGGAAAACCGCTGTGTATGTTGTGGAGCTATCATCCCAGAGGGGCGAATGGTGTGCCCAATATGTGAGATGGACGCAGATGAGGGGAATGTCGTTGGCCGGATGGGAGGGGAAGAATGTGGCGGACGTTGCACACATAAAAACGGACGAGAAACTGGAAGAAATGGAAAAGCGGCTGTCTGCCATTTATTACGGCGTTGAAAAGACCGTGCAGAAAAAGATGGCTGAGTATGCAAAGTCCATTGATGAAAAATCAGAGGAATTATTGCAAGCATACAAAGATGCAGAAACAGAGGACGAAAAGCAAAAGGCGAAAAAGGCATATATCCGCTTTTATCGTAAGCTAGTAAAAAGCAAAGAGTTTGTTTCTCTGTCTGCTACTGTTGCCGATGATCTGTACAAGGCGAATGTGGAAGCCTCTGCATATATCAATTCACAGACACCTTCCATTTATGCGCTGAACTACAACTACATCAATGTCGAAATGGCAAAGGATATTGATGGTTTTACACCGCAAGAAATCACCGAAGCCGAAGCAGAAAAGTATAGCGGATATACGAAACAGACCATTGACAAGAAAAAAGACACAGCTTGGAACAAGGACAACTTGAAAAAGTCCGTGCTTGCAGGTTCTTTGCTTTTGTTGGGTGCTTATGCCATTATGAAACGGTCAGCTAATAGTGCCGTTGAGAAAAACCGCAATTCTGCGAGTATGCACAATAGCGGTATGGGTACAGATGCGGAAAACAAGGCAAGGCTTGATGGAATGTGCCGTGCAGAAGATATGGGAAACTCTATCACTAAAATTTGGGTGGCAACGCTGGACAACCGCACAAGAGATAGCCACGCCGCACTTGACGGTGCAGAAATCGCACTCGATGAAATCTTTGATAATGGCTGTTCAAGGCCGAGAGACCCAAATGGAGCGCCAGCAGAAGTCTGTAATTGCCGCTGTTCGCTTAAATACGGCGTAGGCCAATCAAAAGGGAAAACGCGATCTTCACGCCTTGGGACGGTTACTGGTAGCTATAAGAAGCCAAGCAGCTTTAAAGGCACTACATCAGATGAAATAGCCAATATGACTTATCAGGAGTGGATGAAATGGCGGGCAACTCGATAGTATTTACGGACAATCTCGACGAAGTTCTGGGCGCTTTGAATAGTGCGTTGGAAGATGGGCTTGTTAAAATCGGAGCCGCCGCACAGGGTTACGCAAAGGACAATACACCTGTCAGAACTGGTACACTCCGTGATAGCATTGGTGTGGAAGTGAAATCAGACGAAAAAGCGGCATATATTGGAACAATGGTTGATAAGTTCCCTAACAAGCCGTATGGCAAATATGTTGAACTGGGTGCAAGAGGGCGCCCTGGTGTTCATATGCTCCAAAGAGCCGCAACGGAACACGCTGATGAATACAAGAAAATCATGGAAGATGCATTGAAAAACGCCTAAACCACGGGCATT